ACCTCCGCTTTTGTAAGCCTTACTGATGAACGAGTCATAAAACCTCAAACTACCTGCTGCGCTATCGCACAGCAGACAGGGCACAAGAAACAGAGTGTCAGAGCACGAAAGCGGGGCGAAACCCGACGTTCGCGCTCGAGACCGAGCGCGGGTAGAACAAGTAGAGCGCGAACACACCAGCGTCGGCCGCGCTGATCCAGCGGCCGCCACGATACGGGAGCCTTTCGCCCGAGGTGTTCAGGTAGAAGTAATCTGACTCCATGGGCGCGCCGGGCGGCATGAGGCCATACCGCTTTAAAAGCGTGAGCGCGGCGGGTGACACCTCATTCGCTTGCATGTCTGAGAATGGCCGGCCGTTACTAAGCGCCAGGGTTCCGTCAGCGCTACCGCTGCTTGCATACTTAACCGCGCCCGCAGTGCCAGGGGCGACAAGGTTACCGGTGGTAGCGTCAACTGCCTGCCAGGGGCCTGAGCTAGACAAGTCGGTGCCAATCAGCGCCGCGTCGTTGCCTTCAATGATTTGGATTTCGCCATCTACAATTCGCATGCCCGGCGACCATTCCCATACGTTACCGTTGAGGTTCTGGATACCGAACGGCGTGGGCGGATGATTCCAGGTTGCGGGACCGGAGCCTGCGCGGATGGCTGTTTTTCGTGAGCCTGTGCCGGGATCGCCGTTTTCGTCCACGCCGTATTCGTTGGGTGCATTGTAAGCCTTGCCGTAGTTGTTATTGCCGCGCGGGTAGCGAAAGCGCGCACGGCACTGCAGCGCGATGGCCGCGTATATCGGGTTTGTGCAAGCAAAAAAGCCTGGGCCTGTGACGCGGCAAAGATCCACGGCCTGATCGTGATTAATACTGACTCGAGGCATTAAGCCGGCCTGCGACACCGCTTCGCCGTTAACTTCCGCGGCTTGATGAATGCCCACCAAAATCTCAGATTTCTGCACGCCATTAACGAAAAACGCCGGGTGATTGACGCTCAGCTCGGGCTCAACGTCGGCTTCAAACACGTCGCGCCGAAAGCGGTAAAAGTAGGAAGGCTGGCCCTTTGCAGTGTAGCGCACGGTCATTTCGCCGCCGCTCATGGCCTCCACCTGATTGCGAAGGTCGCCTTTTATATCGAGTGTAATGCTCATGCTTCGGGCTCCTGTTCTTCTTCAGCGGGCTTGGGCGCAACCGCAGCGATGTACGCGGAGTAGATAAACACCATTAACTCAGCTTGGGTGATGATTGCGCCGGTGAATTCGCCGGTCTCAGGGTTGATGAGCGGGATTTCTGCAATCGGGTCAAAGTCCGTCGGCACATGGCCGATAGGCATTTTTGAGACAACGCCCGCCTGGTCGGCAAACACCAGCTCCTGGTGGTATTCGACAGCGGGCACCCTGTCTAGCTTGTTGTCGATGACAATCTGGTAGCAGCGAGTGTAGCTTTCGCCGGCAAGGGGTTGTTGATTCAGTTTGTAGCTCATAGCGACTCCGTGACAGTGCCGTAGACCGTAAGGCCGGATGATGTAAGGCGGGCGATTTCAGAGCCGCCGATAGCGACTGAGAGCGTGTTTTGCGCAGACGAATAGATGCCCACAGAGCCTATCTTTAGTGCCGGATCGGCGAGGTTGCCCCCGGTTAATGCGATCTGTCCGCCGTTGATCTGCTTTGCGAGCTGGCCGATGGTGGCCAGTGCGTGAAGCACAGCGGGCGGCGGCACAACGCTTTGCTCGACAGTTTCGATAGCGCGGTAGGTTTGCCCAACCGCCGAGTGCAGCGTACCGATGGCTCCCACAACTTCGTCAAAGTGCAGGGGTGTTGATTGCGCCCAGCCCTTGGCTGAATCTGTGCCTGGGCCGCCGGGCTCTGTGCCTTCTGCCCAAGCCTCAGACTGACCGGCGCTCTGCTGTGAGCTGGTCGCAGCCCCCTGCGCGGCTTGACGGTCAGACTCTGCGGAGGCGGCTGATTGAGAGGCGTTATCGGCTGACTGGCTAGCGGCAGCTTCGAGGTTCGTTGTTTGTATCAGATTCTGGGCCGTAGATACCTTGTCCGAAGAGGTTTGCTGGGCATCTGCAGCGGTTGCCTGTTGATCCTCACCTGTGGCCACCCTGTCGGCACCGGTTTGCTGGGCATCAGCATTGGTCGCCACAACATCATTCGCCGTAGCTATAACGTCAGCAGCCGTTGCTTGTGCATCCAGCCCAGCCTGCGCACGATCCAGCCCAGTCTGCACTCTGTCCGCGGTGGTGGCCAAGGCATCCTCAGCGGCTCTGGCAGCGGCATCTTGGGCGCTGGACTCCAGACCCACCACTTGCAGCCGGGACAGCTCTACAACACCACCTGTGTTAGCCACTTCTTCGGCGGCAGCTTCCACCTGTGCGCGCGCACTCTCGACCGCTTCGGCCTTTTGCTCAACCGTCTGTCTGTCTTGAGTAGTGGCTGTGCGGTCTTGGTTAGTGGCCACCCTGTCAGCGGCAGTCGCTTGCTGATCTAATACGGCAGCAGTAGCTGCACTTTGTGCGCTCAGACGATGACCTGATGCCGAGTCTCTTGCGTGCTCAGACGCATCGCGCGCGGCTTGCGAGTCATCACGCGCCAATTCAGACTGCTGTCGAGCCAAGGCTGCAGCAGAAAGAACGGACTGGCCCAGCGCATAATCGCCAGGGGTTTCGATTACCTTAACGGTAGATGCCGCAATGGTTTCGACGGTCATCGTGTCACCTCTTTGCTGAGAGCAATTTCGCCGTAGATCAGGCGTTGAACCTGACCACTCGACCAGTGGATCTCCAGATCGTAATAAGCTGCCCGGTTGAAGTTTAGGGCTGAGGTTTGGCCAGCGGAAAGCGCTATCCCGAAAATACCCTGGGGTGCGTCATAAATGACGATCTGACCGTTTTCGACGCTCATGTCCAGAAAAACCACTCCGGCTTGCACCGCAGGGCGGGCCTGAGCTTTTATTGTCGCGCCAGTTAAATCGACAGGCTGGCCGTCGCTTTTCCATGCCCAGCGCTTGTCGTAAGTGCTGCCCTGGTAAATGAGTAGATTATCCTGCGCAGGCTTTATCATGATTCGTGCCTCGAAATTTTCTGATAATCATCAATGTGATCCGGCCCGATTTCTGGCGCCCAGGCGGCATACACTTCGGTCACTTCAATTCCGGTACCGGACCACTCGCTCACGCCCAGGTGGATCTGTTGCTCCCACTCAATGGTCCAGACTTCGTACTGGTTAAGCTGATCGGGATTTGTTCCGCTGCCGGACATTTCATCGGGTGACGCGGCTACAAACTGGGCCGGCCCAACCGGTAAGCCCCAGCGCTGGTTTCGGATAAAAACAGCGAATGCGCCGGCAAGCTTTCGGATCGCGCGCTTTGCGCTGGGCTGGCGAAACCCGATGATCAAGTGCGCCTCGAATCGGGCGGCAACTTGTAATTGTTCGGTGCCCGGGTCGCTGTCGCCGGCATCGAGCTGGGTCAGCTCTACGAAACAAGCTGGAGCGCTGAACTTAAGTCGGCTTTGGCTGTAGTCCTCCACCGTTTGTAAGTCCGGGAACTGCGCAGAGATTTTGGCCAGAATGGATTGGTGCAGCTGGTCCAGGTCTATTTCCGTTTCTGCGTTCGCCATTCCAGCTCCCGTTCAAATGTTTTTAGAAATTGCGCGTCGAACTCTTGGCCGCCAAGCATTTGATCCTCAATCCAGATATCGGCCTTGTCTTGAATCTCCACCACCTGCTTTTCAATCGGCAGCCGACCCCGACCTTTTCGCTTAAACACTTTTTTGGCGCCGCCGCGGCCTTGAGCGATAAACGCACCGGTCGCTCGGCGGCGGCCAGCACTTACGCCTGCGAGTGTTTGGCGGGGCGTTAGGTCCATGAAGTCGATAGGGTCAAGGCCATACCAAACCGTGATTTCCGTTTGATCGCCTTTGGATTTAATGCGAAACGATTTCAATCTCTTACGGATCGCCTTTTGCTTGACGTCCAATTCTTTCGAGAGGCCTCGAGCTGACTTGGTGCGCATCCACCGCGCCATCTTTCCGAGCGTGCTGCGCAGTGCCTGGCGAACATCCGCGTCGGTTGCCTGCAAGTCAGCCTGCAGCTGGGTTAGCCGGTCAGCGTGGATGTCGAGATTGATAAAGCTCATTATCGAGCTGCCAACGATAGGGTTGCCATGCCGGTACCATCTGGTTGGGCACTGGTTAGCACATCGTAATCACGCGGGCCGATAGTCAGGATGTCGCCGCGGTGTGCGAGCTTTAGCTCAGAGAGTTTGCCCAGTACCCTGGGGTTGGTGGTGTCCATCTCGTACTCGCCAAGCTGGGCGTTCAGGTAGGGGTCGTCGAAAATTACGCTCACCGATACAGATCCGCCAGCCTGAAACGACAAAACCCCAGATACAGCAAATTCGGCTGTATCCAGAAAGTCGTCCAGATTTTCCCAGTCAAGCGACTGCATTAATGAGCCTCTGCTTTCTCAATCGCTGCAACTAGCTGGGCTTTTTTCATGCTGTCTGCGCCGTCGATGTCGTATTCGGCGGCTAATGTTTTAAGCTCAGCAACGTTGAGTTCAGACAGATCTGAATCTGCTCGCTCGTCAGAGTCAACCTGTACGGCTTTGCCTCGGCGAATCAGGCTTTTGGCTTCTTGCTCTGGCACGCCAGGGACAATGCCGCCTGGCGTAATGATTTTACCGCCAGCAACAAACGAGCTGGTGCACTTAAGGGTTAGGGCTTTTTTGACCATGATTATGCTCACGTAACTGGGGCCGCTTGCGCAGCCCCTATCAGGTTTTTGGGTTAAGCGGAGCGGCCTAAGCAGAAGCTTTCAACATTGCGCAGAACCATGTCTACATCCTGCATGGCTACGATGCGTAAGCGGCCCTTGGCGCTGTGGGTGTACGGATCAGCGGTCAGTTCCAGTCCGCCCCACATGCCAATGATGGCATCTGCGAAGTTACCGAAGATCAGGTCACCGGTTTGAATCTGGTTGGTCACTTCGGTGTTGTATCCGTTCACGCTGTTGCCCGGCTCCCATATGGGCTGGCCGTTGGTGCCCAAAAACTTCTCAGTAGTCTTCATGGTTCCGCGTAGGGCAGATGCCATAACGTAAGCCATGGAAGAAACGTCCGCGTTAGCAGCTGAAATCTCGGACTCCATCTTGACCACTTCGGCGTAGGTGGGAGCGCCAGCTGCTGCAAACGTCACCGCGTTGATGCCGGAGGTGTTCGCAATGCCTGTTGGCTGGTCGCTTGCGCCGGTGCCGTAGAAGAACGCTTTGTCGATGGTCAGCGCCAGTGCTGTTGCCAGGTCAGAGCGCACCAGGGCTTCAACGTCCATAGATGACTGCATTAACATGCGCCGGGTGATTTCTGACAACGCTGCAACCGTCTTAGGGCGCAGGCCGATCTGGCCAAGCTCCAGAGTGTCTTCCGGTGCGTCAGCGTCTTCACCGATCCAGTAGCCGCCAGCCCCGGAGTTTTGTTTTGGCAGATCAAAATTGCCAACCAATCCACCCATGGACGTGCCCAAGCGCATAGCAACCGCGCGGTTGCGCAGCAACTCGATAAACGAGCTGGTCATCAGCGTGGTATCCACAACGTTTCCGCCGGTGTCGCCTGCCGCAGTACCGGTTGTGCTGGTGTTCAGGGCGCGGCGTAGAACGTCGGGGGGAACAACCAAACCTTCAACGTCACGCTCCATGTTGTCAGCAGCGGTTCTTGAGGCTTCCATTTCGAACGCCGCCGCTTCTTGGGCGCGGCGATCGGTTGGGTTGGCGATCGCGCGAATGGCACGCAAAAAGCTGTACTGGCGCACTTCGCCGTCTGACATGCCAATGCTGCCGAGCTCGCGGGTGCCGCTGGCATTGTCTGCCAGTGTGTTGGCACGATCGCCATGCATTGCGTCCAGCAGTGCGCGCTGGAAGTCTTCAGGCTTTTTGCCTTCGCCTGCAAACGTGGATGCCAGATCAGGGTTTCCATATTGGCGACCCATATCCATAATCGCTTTTACGCGGGCCTGCTCCGCTTGCACGCCAGCATTACGGGCTTCAGCGTGGGCTGCACCGGCACGCTCAATAATTTCAAGGACTTCAACGATCTTGTCGTTTTCGTCTACTTTGGCGCGAACAAGGTTGCCTTTTTCGTCGCGAAGAATTTTTTCGTTCATTTGAGCGCTCCTGATAGTTGGGCTCGTAATTGAATTAATATCTGGATTATCACCGCCAGCCACGTCACGCACCGCTGGCAGTGGTTCCTTTGAGCGACCCACGCCCACAGAAACATCCGCCGGAACAGACACAATGCTGATCTCGTGAGGCTCCCAGTCAGTAACGCGAGCCATGTCTGCAAGCCCGGGGCGCTCCTCAAATTCAACCTTATGAATTGCGTAGCCCACCGATACGTGGCGCCGAATGTTGTCAATAACATCCTGAAACACTTCGGACGCCCGAGCCCCGCGGCCAAAGCGCACCACAGCCCGGCCTTTCCGGTCTGCACCTAATGTGACGGACTCAACAACGCCTACCTGGTCATCCCAGTCGTGGTTGACTAGCAGAGCGGCTCCACCTTCCAGGCGTGCGGTTCGCATCGCGCCTGGTTTATGATCTAGCACTTCAATTCCGAACCAACGCTCCACTTCGGTTTCGCTGGAAAACGCTAGCTCAACAGTGCGCTTTTCTTCGTCCAGCGCCCGCGCTTCGTGCATGACGAGATCGCGGTGCATGTTTTCCGTTTTCAGCTTTCGCGTTTGCTCGTCGGTGATGGCTCGGGTTTGAAGAGACCCTTCAACTGCTCGGACCTTATCGGTGGCCTGAGCTTCAGGGCGCGGATTTTGCCTTACCGGAGTCAGCTGCCGGTCCTGAGGTTTTTTAATCATTGCTCGGCTCCTGGGTCGGCGCGTTGCCGCCCGTGGGTGTTTGTATTGGGCTGCCAAGGGTGGCATCCACAATGGCTTCGGGAATGCCGGCAGCAATCATGGCCTGGCGATCTGCCGCCCACTGGCGCCACACCGAGCGAGGATCGCCGCCGCGCTCAAGGATAATTTGCGACGGGCTTTTGAATTTGTTGGCCACGTCACGCGCAGCGGTTTTTGAGTCTTTGTCGGGGTCCACCCAGTCCCACCTGCGAGCCTGCCAAGAGTGTTCGCGGTATTTTTCGATTTGCTCTGGGCGAAGCTTTGCGCCTGTACGGGTGCCCACTGGTATGCCTTTGAGCAAGGCGCGGGGCAGCCAAGCTTCGTAGATTCGGTCAAGCAGTGTTTCAATCAGCCACTCCTGGAGCTCCTTCCATCCGTCGCGCTCAGTCAAGGAGCCCTCGCGCAAGCTGCTAAAGTTAACTCCCTCGAGGTCGTTGGCCAGCTTGTTGTATTGCACGCCTAGCCCAGTAGCCATGCCGCGAATCATTTGCTTCGAAAATGGTCCGGTTTCGCCGCTTGGAAACTGCGGGCTTCGCTCTTTGAATCGCAGGCCCGGGGGCAGCTCGTCATAGCTCCCGGGGCTGGCGTCCATATACATTGGGCTGCGGTCGGCGTCATCGTCATCGGGCGGGCCAAAACCTTCGTCCCACTCAAAAAAACCGCCTTTAGCCGCGGAGGCGCGGGCATTCACCAGCGCTGCCTGCTCAAATCCGTTCAGGTTGTGCATGCGCATGACGGCGGTGACCATCCAAGGAAGGCCTCGGCGCTGCCCAACTAGGTCTTCGATGTAGCCGTGCACTATTTCTTCAGCCGGCAGGCTCACGTAATAGCGCCCGCCGTAGTTGTAATCAGATTCAGACTCGTCAGTGGTCGTAAATAAAAACCGAATGGGCCGGCCCCAGCGGTTATAGCGAATGCCATGCCGGATAAATTCGCCGTTGGTCAGCTTGTCGACGTTGAAGTCTACCGGGCACCGTTGTGAGTCGAGCGGCTGCAGGCCCAGAGCCCAATCGTTAATGCTGGCATCGAAAACCAGCCTTATCATGTACTCGCCGTTTGTCGCGGCATCTTCCACTGAGCGGCTTAAAATCTGGCGCAAAGACCGCTTACCGCTGACGTCACAAACACCGCGAGCGGCCCACCGTCGGAAGTCGGCCTCAATTGCGTCATTGGCTGATTCGTCCAGACGGCCATCCGAGTCGCGAGACATGGCCTGCAGGTTAATTCCCTGATGCCCCACAATGTTCTGGCGGCAAAGGCGCAAAAAACCACGGGCGTAGTCGTTGGTTAGTGCCAGGTGGCGGGCGCGAGCAACCAGTGGTCTTTGGTTTTTCGTTACAAAGTCGTCAGCAGGAACCGGCACTGTGGGTAAGTCACCGGTTAGGCGGTCAGATCTGGCTTGCTCCAACAAAGACCGGCGAAGCATCTGTGGCATGCGGTGGCTGCGGACCTTGGGCTTGGCGCTGCCTTCTGTTTTCGGCTCGCGCTTTTTGAAAAAATTAAACGCCATGTCCGAACCTCACCAGGATGGTTCGCCCGAGCGTGTCTTTGCCGCGCCGGCGGGCCTTGAGTTGTGCCACTTCGTGGCGGTACAGGTCGCGCAGCTTCAGAAGCTGGCTGATGGGGGTGCGGCGCAGTTCACGGTTGTTTATGCGATAGCTGTCCTGGTCGCGAGTTGCACGACCCTCGATAACAGCTTCAATAGACTGCAATACTTTCTCGGCATGGGCGCGACCATCAAAGCTGGCGTCTGCCTGGGCCAGGTCAGGGCGCACTTCAAGCGATCCGGATTCGATTTCGTGGGTGTCTGTGCCGTCGGTCACGCGCAAGCTGTAAAAGTAATTGCCGGGTAACCAGCTACTGGTATTGGCTGCTGAATCACTAATGATGTGCAACTTATCTTCGGTCAGGCCCTCAAGGTCAATGTGGCCCGCCCCGCGCAGCAGCAGTAGGCTAGACCATTGCGGGCCCGGGTAGTTCGCCAGACCAAAGGCCAGGCTTAACGTAAGCCCGGCGGTGATCTTGTTGGGGATTAGCGCCATGCGTCACCAGTTATTGACCCAGCTTGTACGGGGCCTTGAAGTTATGGCCCTAGTTTTGCGCTTGGGCGCTGGTGTCTCCGCTGGCAGTGGTTCCTTGAGCTTTACCGCTTTGCTGGGTGTAGTGGGGGTTTCGTCAGTGTCTTCGGCGTCGCGCAGCAAGCGTTCCAGGTGACGCTTTAGGTGAGGGCTGGCAATTTTTAGCGCTGCGTAGGCATACACTCGGCAGTCCAGCGCCTCGTTTCGCGGGCGGGTCTGGTGCCACTCGCGCTTTGCCACGCCTTTTATGTACTTGGTGACCAGTTTTTCGGCCGTGATCTGATGAAACCATTCGGCTTCGCGGTCTGTGGGTATGTGGCTGAAGCCAGGGCCGGGCTCGGTAACCGCCAGCCGGCGCATAACGGTGAGCTTGCCCTCGTCTACGCCCACGGAAAACAGATCCACTTTGCGCTGAGCCTTGCCTGTTTTTTTGCGTGAGGGGGATGTAACAACAGGGCGATCCCAACCACCGACGCCTTTGATCGCATACAGGCGGCGGCCAGTTTTTTGACGGACGTATTCGTAAGCTCTCTGCGTATAACCGGTGCTGCCGCCGGTGTCGAGGCACGCCGACAGAATGCCCAGGTGAGCACCAGACTCATGGCGCCATGTTGTGGCGAGATAGTCGTCTAGATCCTGCCAAACCTCATCACGCAACGGATCGCCCCATAGCACGGTGAAATCCACGGACCAGCTTTCTTCGCCTATGCCCCATGCGACCGTTTCCACTTCCAGGCGATCCTGCTGCATGTCTATGCCAGACGTTAGTACAGCGCCGCCGGCGGGCACTGGAGCGCGAAACTCTTCGGCGCGCTGCATGAGCACGTGAGAATCTGCCTGTTCGCCTTGCTCTTCCCACGTTTCCGCCAGCGATACGTTAACGAAAGATTGCAAATCGTTGGCGGCCTTCTTGTCCAGAAAGGATTGAACAACGTCTCGGAGCCGGCGGAAGCAAGAATACAGTTCGTTAAGGTGATAGCTGGCGTGGCCACGGAATGGCTTTTTGGCTTTCCACCCGGCCCCAATGCTTTCGGCGATACGGATGGCCGCGATACGTTCGCCGTCATTCCAGAGCACGCCGCAGTCTTCGCAAATATAGCGGGCGGTTTCTGGCAGGTGCTCGCCGGTTTCGTCTTTATCCCAGGTCACTCTGTCCCACTGCAGTCTCTGATGGTGATCGCAGTGGGGGCAGGCAACGTGAAAATGTCTCTGGTCGCCTTGGTTGAAGGCTACCTCAATGCGTGAGTCGTCTTTAATAGTGGGTGTTGATATCTCCATCAGCAGGCGCTGGTCGCCGAATGTAGCCGCCCGCTGCCAGATCAGCTGCACCTCGTCGCCTTCCGGGGTGCCGCCGTACCCGTCAATTTCATCCGCAATGATTAAGGGCGCCGACCGGCCGCGCATGGTCTTTGTCGATCCAGCCCAAGCGAACATCATGAACCCGCCCGGGTAACTCTTCATCCGTTGGTTATTGACGCCTTCATGGCTGCGGGGCTTGGCAATCAGTTCTTGCAGCAACGGGTTGGCGTCAACCATAGGGTTAAATTTCGTTTCCAGCCACGTGGTCAGATCGCCTTGCGAGGGCTGCATCATCATTTGGCTTTTCGGCTCATGCGCGATGTAGTAGCCCTGCAGGCAAAGAGCGGCCAGGGTCTTGCCAACCTGGGCACCCCACATCAACGAGATGCGATGGCAGCCCGGGTGCACGGCCATGTCCATTGGCTCGCGCTGATAGGGTGCGTTGTCAAATCGGATGGGCCCGGGTATTGCGTTGCCCGCTGGAATGCGCACGTTTTGTTCTGACCACTCGGATGGCTTGAGAGGGGCAGGCGGAACCAAGTGGCGTGCGGCCCGCTTTAAGGCGCGGATTACGCCGGGGGCGTTACTGAACTGTTGGGCTGTGTCAGGCCGCATCCATCTGCTCGTCTTCCTGCTCCAGATCTACTTCTGAATCGGCCGCAGACTCCAGCGCCTGGATCAACTCGGCAGCTAGCACGGACTTGAACCTGCTCTCGTCAGTTTCGCCAATGAGCTGGGTTACCACACGGCCTGGCACGTTCATGATGTTGGCGCGGATGGTAGCGTTCTCAATAGCCCGGGCGCGCTCGAACTCACCGATGGGTGCAACCTGTTTCCTGTCGCGAGCGAGATCTAGCTCAGCCTGGGCAGCTTCGGCCGCTAGCTTGCGGAGCTTCAGCTCTGTCTCATCGAGCGGGACATTGCCGGTAGCCTCAAGCTGCGCTTGCTCACGCTGCCATTCAGACACGTCACGAGTGTTGAATTTCCACGGTTTACCCTGGCGGCCTTTTTCTTCATAGGGACAACCGTTGCGCAGCCAGCTGGTAATGGTGTTTAGCGACACGCCGAAGATTTCCGCCAGCTCTTCGCGATTTACATGCCTGCCTTTTCCCTTGTAAGCCATTGCTCAATACACCTATGACAACAATCAACCCGGTTTCGAGGGCCTCGCTCATATCAAATCCCGCGAGTCCGAATACCCGCAGGGCACCCCCTGCCGGGGAGTACCTAAAAAAATCCGAGAGGTATTCGGTGACATGCTACTTGCGTGGCCCATGAAGGATGGCAGCGATCTTCTCGGCGCCACGGCTGACGAAGTAGAAGCCGAACGCAGCCATCAGCATCTGCTTAAGCATCTCAACATACGCTGCATCCACCTGCTGCTCATACAGGCTGAAGCCTGCGAACAGCGTCCATGCACCCATCAGATATACCAGCACAAGGGGGCGTATGTTCTGTGCCAGCCAGCTATTGGATGCCATGTCTGTCTTCAAACGCTCAGTAAGCTGCGCCTCCATGCTGGCCTGGAAGTCCATGGCCTGGGCGCGGGCTGACCTCTCAAGCTCAGCAAGGCGTGCCTGCGCCTGTGCGCGCTGTTCTGGGGTCATGTCTGGGGGGAAGTAGCTGGTAATCAGATCCTTGCCAGCACTGATAAGGTCGCCAATTACAGGCATCATGGCCAATCTCCTAATCGATATGTTTGTGTTGTTGACGCGCCCACCAGGCGGGTATGTCCATGTTGGGGCAGCTCTTGCGTGAGTCTAGATCTCGATGGCCAACCACCTTGGCGCCCGGGTACTCCAGCAGCTTGACCAGCAGCCAGCCCTCAAGAGTGCGCAACTGATCGGGGTCGGGCGCCACGCTGGTGATAATGCAGATGCCCAGGCTGTCGGAGTTATCCCCCTCGCCGTCCTGGTCGAAATCGCGCACGTGAGCGCCCTGCCAGTAATCGGGGCGGCCTTGCTGTAGTCTCGCGGCGCCGGTAATCACGGCGTTATAACCGATGCCTGACCAGCCGCGCTGAACGTGCCATGCGTGTATGTCTTCGGCTGTGTCGCCCCTGTCTTTTGGGCTGTCGCTGACGTGGACAACCAAGTACTTGATCTCGCGCATGGCGGTCAGAGCCTCTCTTTTTCGATTGATTTGATCCGAGATTCAATCATCTGCTGCCTCAACAGCCAGTTTTCTCGCTGCGCAAAGGCTTCGCTTTTGGTCTGATAGCGGTCGAAGCGCTCATCCATAGACGCAATGGACGCCTCAAGCGTCGAAAGACGGTTGACAACAACGCCCATGGTGCTGCTCAGGTCGGCAACTGAGGCACCCACCCAGATAATTGCCGCCAAGATCAGGCCCGCTATGACTGTCTGGCCGTGGCGCTCCCACGACCTAAAGCCGTTGCGGTCGTTGTTTGCGTTCGGTGGCATGGCCAATACTCTTGTAAGTGATGTGCCAAGCATCATGCGGCTTGGCGGCTTGTGACATCACTGGCAAGGGTTCAGAGTGCAAGGGTGATCTGGGGATTGATTTCGCGAGGCGTGCCGCGGCGCTTTACTGGCCCAATATCCGTGTTTACATTAATGCGCAGTATGTAACCCAAGGTAAGAGGGCTGATCTTTACCGAATGAGCGATAACCTCGATATCCGCACCGCTGTCGTGCATCTCACGGGCACCGACGACTGCAGCGGCCCACTTTTCTGAAATATTAAGCTTCACCGCGATTTCAGCTGGCGTAAAAGCCAAATCGTAATAGTCAACAATCCGCCTATCGTTAAGGATTGCCCGCTCCTGGTAGCGGGAAATAGCAGGCTGTAACGTGCGGCCGCCGTGCTCTTCACACATTGCAAAGGCATCATCCCACCCCAGCATTGTTACAAGCTGGTGCTTTGGTGTCAGGTTCTTAGGTTTTGGCACGTAAATGTTGCGCCTACGATCGCGGCTTCCACAAGGCTCTAATGCGCGCACAAATCGAAGCGCCTTAAAATAGCCAATCACGTCTGCAATTTCCTGTACGCTTTTTGGTAACCGCATCGGTGTGGCCTCTGGAAAATCAGTCGGTTTTAACTTCCAGCTCTACTTTGCCCTGAACCTCAAGTAACCGCTCATACCGAGCCTGCGACTGATATGTGATTTTTATGTGCGCTGGAAGCTCATGCCATGGGGTTATACCGATTCCCTCAGCTGCAGTGCGTAGCTTATCCAGCGACTGCACCTTGCCGCCCTTAGCTTTGAACGCTGCAATGTCACGCTCTATCTTTTCCCGCCGTTCCTGAATCTTTTTTGGTGCCTGCTTTTCAATCTGCACAATCAATCTCCGTGGTATCGCTGACCGCCTGGGCCATAGCCCCGGCCGTTGTCCTGTTTGGCCTGCTCTATCAGCTGGCGGCGCAGTTCGTTGTTCTCTTCACGCTGGCGGTTCAGACGCAAACGCAACTGGATCACCATGTTTTCGGGGGCCAGGGCCTCGCCTGTTTCGTTGTCGACCAGGCCCGTGGCGTTGCAATCGTGGCAGGGCATCTGGTGGAACAGTCCCTGAATCATCCCGCTGGCCTTGCAGATCAGGCAGGATTTTAGCGGCCGGATCTGCTGGCGGAAGCTGGGCCCGGCTTTCTTCACGCCGGCGCGCCTTCGGTAAGGAAGCCCATGCAGTACAGCTCAATGCGTATCCGGTCTGTTGAATAGCCATACCGGCGCTGCAGTGACGTGAATGTCCGCAGTTTGTATTCCCGCTCAAGCTTGTTGCGATCGATGATGAGCTGGCGGATATAGCCCTGATCCTCTTCTGGCAGATAGTTCGGGATCCTATTCCACGCTTTAAGAACCGTTTCTTTTGAGCACTCGAACTTGGCGCCAATCCTTTCGTTGTTTAGGTTCCGGAACTGATCCAGCAGGCCCTGGCCATCGATGTACTCCTGAGCGACCTGTCGAATACTTGGGCGGTGGCTCATGCGGACACCTCACTGACCAGGGCGGTCTTCAATGAAACAGGCGCCACCACGAAGCACGGCAACAGCGGTTTGGCTTGCGATTCGACCAACAACGCGGCGCTGTGCTGTTCGCCAAGCTGGCTCGGGCAGACCGGGCTGGAACACCTGATGTGCTGCTGAAACTTTCTGCTCACTGAGCAAGGCGAGCATTTGCGGGATTTCGGGCCATTTGTATTCGGGGTCACCGGCAGACAGGCGATGTTTGAGGCGGCTGAATATGCAGTCAATCTGCTCAAGCGAGAGCTGGCTGATGGTGCCGGCCCACTCACGGCGCATAACCTTGAGCTGCGCAGTGGACTTGCCCCACAGTGTTCTGGCTCGGCTGTCGCCGTAAATCGTAACGATGCGGGCAAAGAAAACGTTGGTTTTGTCGATCTGTTCGCGAGTGAGGTTGGGCGCATTAGAAGTGCTCCCTGGCGTAGTCAAGGTCGGTGAGCTGCCGTGTGAGCTCGCTGTCAGCCTGTCCACCACTTGTCCAATTTGCTGCATTGCCGTCACCGTTACGTTGTCCGTTGCTGTATGCCATGGGGACTGGAGCGCCCAACTGGCCCAGGTAGTTATTAAACTTCTCTGCGTTGAACAGGGTGGCTGGCCGCAGGTACTGTTCGCGGTTCTGATCCCCCAGCCACTCTGCGCACTTGCGGTCGATCACCGCTTTGAAATCCGCCAGCGTGGCGCCTTCCTTCGCCCTGGCGCGGATTAGCTTTGTGCTGGTGGGTACCGGCTTGAAGTTGCGGCGCGCTTTGAGGTTCAGATACTCGATTGCTTCAGCCGCAATGTCGGGTTGCCCGACAGAGTCTTTAGGATCTCTGGTAAATTGATTACTGGTACACTGATTTGTCGGAGATTTATCCGAGGTCTGTCGGATATTTTTCCGAGGTTGATCGGATATTTCTCCGACCTTGCTCGGATATTTTTCCGAGGTAGCGGATGCCTCTTTGCGGGGATTAGAAGCTGCTTTCTCTTCCTTCATATTCCAGCGCTTACCCTTGTCGGTAATCCTCACCAGCGTGATTTTTGATGTGCTGGAAAGCTCCACAACGCCCTTATCCTGAAGCTGGCGCAGCAGCCTATACGCGGTGTCTGGCTTGTCTGTAAGAATGGGTAGCTCGTCGACAATCTTCTGCTTGCTGATCGCATAGAAAATGTCGCCGTTTTTGCTGACATGGCCAGCCCAAGTCGGCAGCTGGTGAACAAATGAAAACAGAATGGCTTGCTGGGTGTTTAGCTCCCACTCCAGCGCCGCCTGCTGATCGACTAACAGTGTGAACTGCACGCGCTCACCCCCTTTTTTGAATTGCAGGAGCGGCACAGGGTCTGCAAGTTGTCTAAATTGGTCGGGCCATCATTGGCTTCTGCAACAATGTGATCCGCGCACAGGTCAAGGTGGGTACCGCAGTGCTTGCAGCGATAAAGGTCACGCTCAAACACTTTGGTTCTCATCACCTGAGAAATTACTTTCTTTCTTAGCTGCCGAGCCTGCGGCTCTTCGGTCAGGCTGAACACGTCCTGAATGACCGTTAGCATGTAGCCGCCTTCACCGTCACCCCAGCGGGCAATTGGGGACAGCTCATCTTTATGTTGCTCCAGGAGCTCACGGAGCAATACGGTGGCGTCGCGCTCTGCCGCAATGTATTGATCGTCCTGGCTCATGAAGCCACCTGCAAATCAAACAGGACGTTGCTGTAACGGCCATCCCAGTCTAAACGCATGTCCAAACGGCCTTTCTCGTACTCGGCATAGAGCCACTTGGCGCCCTTTTGAGTGAGTACAACCTTCTCGCAAAGCCTGCCGTCCTCGTTATAACCCCAGCGCTCAGCAAATAGGATGCCCCGATAGGCTGCAGCACTGCGGTAACCGCCAGTTGGGGCTTTCAATAAGCGCTTACGCTCAACAAGTAGAGGCTGAACGCGCTTGAGGTTGACGCCATTAAGCATTCGGCAGAACGCGTAAGGTGTCAGGCCTTGCTTGAGATTGGCGGCTAGGTCGTTGCAGACGGAGTTCAGGCGGAGGGTTTCAGACTCCAGATGCTCAATCTTGCCGTTTAGGTCTTCAATGACCACTCGCGCTACTGGGGATATGTGCTTTAGCAGAGAGTCAGGCTTAGGCGACTGTTGCAGCACTTCGAGCTCTGTCCAGCGATCGACAAGTCGGGCTGTGAACTCAGGTGAGAGCTGGGCAACAACCACGTAGCTGTCGCGCTTGCCAATTTGGTAGACAGAAACGCCCTGGCCCAAGTGGTTTTTAACTTCCCCCAATGGGGGGAGTTGAATTATTCCGCGTGTAGCCAATCTCTCAATGGACTGCTTCACTTTGTCATGCCTGGAATTGACGACCTCAGAGATCTCCAAGCTACTCATCGTTAAACTTCCACCAGCTGGCGGAGATGGGATTAAGCTGTTCATGCCTCACCTCGCCGCGCGCTGGCCCACCCGTTCATTGCAGTGACATTTTTAAACGCATCGAATCGGCCTGCCTGCTTGTAAGCCTCGTGGTAATGAGTGGCAATCTTCTCCATACCCATATTGGATAGGCTCGCATGTAAAATTGTTAGCTGCTGAGAGATGGCCTCGTCCTGAATCGGATACAAAACGAATAGCGGCAGAACGGATTTGAGGAAAGAGGTCGCCTCAACTGCATTTTTAACGCAATTGGCAAAGTCAGCATCTGAAGGCAGTGCTGAGTCATGTGATTCCAAGAAAGGCGCTGCCATGCCGTTGGCTACCGCTATCATCGAAAACGCGTGATAGCTTGCCTCTCGGCCTGTAACCGTTCCAGCTTCAAGCCCCTCGCTGATAGCGCGGGCTTTACGTTCTAGTATTGAGTGAGTCATAATCAGTTCCTAGTTGATTGATTACCCGCCTGGTGTTTGCAGCACTGAAAGGCGGGTTTTTTCGTTTTAGGCTTCCGCCAGCTCTTTGATCGTCACTCGCACAAACCCGCCAGCGAATACTTCTCTGCGTGATATGGACAGGCGGTCTATCTGGCTATCGTCCAGCCAAACGCCGGCGTGGGTCAGACTGTCCTGTACTGCTTTGATAAGGTTGTCTAAATCACGCTGACGGCGATCAGGTGGGAATGCCTGAATGTCCAGAACAACGCGGCCTGTAAGCGCAACCGGCATCGAGCGCAGCAGCTCCAGAACCTTTGCCCGAACCTCTGATCGATAGAGCCGCCCTGGCTTGCTGATGAGCACCCTGGGCCGGCCATTCACAACCGTGCTGCGCCAGTAGTGGTTCACCGATGGCGGGAAGGGCAGTTCTATCATTTTGAGTTCTGGCATTGCCTACTCCGCTTGCGCATTTCGAAAACTGTACGAGCGTGACGTGTCACGTTTTCCTTATGTTCTGCTGGGCATTCCGCCAGCCTTGCCTTCCGTTCGTCCCGATCTGCACCGGCTGTGACGTATGCATTCCATTCGCCAAGTGATCTCAAACCGCCTCCGAATGCCCCGGCGTACCTGTGTGAGCGCAGCGGCCGGGGAGTTGATGCCGCCCGGGAAACTCCCAGCCCTTAACATCTGGAAGGACTCACGCGGGACTAACCCGGCTCATGCTTCCGGCCTGCATGGGAGCCCTTCCAGATATCGACTCGTTTCGTGAGTCACTCGGCACATCACCAGGGTGAGCAAGGAGTCCGCGATACTCTGCGGGGGTGGCTCTTTGGCTGTGCTGCTGCGGTTATTCACATTGGGCTCCTACACCCTCTGCTCTATGACACCCACCACCAGCTGGGGGCTTGCCGATTCATGCCGCGGGCAAGGCGCGGTGCACTCCACAACTGAAAATCTAATAAGTGCCTGTCAGGGCGTTTTGAGTGACTTAAAAGCTTTGACCACCCCAGGCTTGCGTGTCGCCTTTAACCGGCCCCGAATGTTCTCCAGGGCCAGCTGCTTTAGCGCGTCTTCTTCGGTGATCCCTTCCGCTTGCGCATAATTTTTTATCTGGTGATTTTCTCGCTGCGATAACGAGATTTCTTGGTCAGGCATAATTGCCCCGGTTACTTGTAAGTGAGTGTCTACCCTGTCGCCCGGGCGCTATTATTTTCGGTAATGATTTCTTCTAGCCGCTCCATGGCGAGCATTCGTATCCACGCGCTAGGTTGTTGTCCTGCGGCTCTTGCTGTGACTTCAAGCAATTCCTGCTCGTCGTCATTCAAAGACACTTTGTAGGGGTGCTTTTTTATGTGCTTAGGATCTGCATACACGGCGATTACCTCTCAAGGCTTTTTAGTTATGCGGCGGTCTTATCGTTTTGACGGAGCTCTTTATGCAAACGATCAATAGCGATACCAACTGAGTAAGCGGGGTTGCTAATAAAACCGCTGCGGATGCGTGAAATGGTCGACGCATCACATCCGGCTGCGTTTGCGATCACCTTTCCGGTCATGCCGCTGAGAATCAGCTCATCAACCTTTACAGAAAGTGTTTTTTTGCTCATCGGGAGCCTCCAATCAATATATGCACAGAGTATTGCACTGGTGCATATAGTGCAAGCGGAGAAATGTTGATCTATGCACCATCGTTTTGGATGATTGCACTTATGCAAACACTCATATCAAAAATACTTCGGCAACTCATGGATGCGGACGGCTTAACGCAAGCAGAACTGGCGCGGGCCACTGACGTTAATCAGTCCACAATTTCACGGATATTGAAGCCAGACGGCCCAAAAGGCATTCAGGAGCCTGCTGATAAACAGGTAAAACCGCTGGCGGCTTACTTTGGGCTGAACACAGACCAGTTGCGTGGGCATGAGCCATTGCCGTTCGATAAGCGTGATGACTGGCCAGTACATAAAAAACTGGCGGGCCGCGTGGAAGAGACATCGACTCGCTACAACCCGATCAAAGCTGACATAGAAATACCGCAATATGATGTTCGCGCATCGATGGGGCACGGCCAGGTGTTGCCCAGCGACTACATCGACACGGTTCGGCGCCTTACCGTTACCGCTGATTTTCTGCTGGAGCAGGGCGTCAGCTACACCAAGCCCGGCAACCTCGCCGTTATTACTGGATTTGGCGAGTCTATGAACAAAACCTTCAGCAACGGCGACCCGCTTATCATCGACCAGGGCGTTACCAGCGTGGTTACCGACGGGGTATACCTGTTCACCCTGGCCGACGCCTTGTTTGTTAAGCGTTTGCAGCGGCTGCCCAGCGGCATAAGAGTAATTTCAGACAGCGACGCCTTTCCACCTTACGATTTAGCCGCCAGCGATTTAGGCAGCCTGGTGGTGCACGCCCGCGTGCTGCTGGCCTGGCGATCTCAGCGCCTCTAGCCCAAATAATCACAGTAAGCCGCCTTCGGGCGGTTTTTTTGTGCCTGAAATTCGAGCTGGCTCTTACCTAACGAAGCAATTTTAATTGTGCAAAATAAATTGCACTGGTGCATTGATTAATAGATTGCACTGGTGCATAGTTAACCCCTCGAACAACAGCACGGAGCAACGCCATGACCACCATCGAACGCCTCACATTCTGCACCCGCCGCAAGCCTGGCCAAGGTGCTAAGCCAACGGTTACCACTCGCAAGCTGAATGCCGTTGAGCTGGCGGACCTTAACGCGAAGACCAACACCCAGCGGCTGGTGGCCTACATCACCAAACGCGACAACCAGGAGCGGGCAGCATGATCGGTTACGAGCGCCTGCAGAAGCTGGTCGCACTGGCCACGAGTGAGCCCTCACAGATCGCTGAAAGCCGCATGTGGCCATGGTGTGAGGTGGTTACGGTAGAAGTGATGCAAGGCTGCCCGATGTATTTTGTGGGCGATGAGGAAGTTTCGGCAACCGTTGCAGCGGATGCCCTGGACAACCAGCCACAGCCCACAGCGGCATAAGGAGAATTTATGGCACTTATTTTATCTCGCAGGCCCGGTGAGGCCTTGGTGTTCAGAACCGCTGGCGGCGAAGTAATCAAAGCAACGCTGATAGGTATGCATGCCAACCAAGTTCGGGTTCCGATTGATGCGCCACAGAGCGTTTCTGTCGACCGGGAAGAAATCTATCTAAAGAAACAAGCGGAGCGTGAGTCATGAGCCAGTTTTGCCAATGGGAATGTATGCGAGAAATGGCGAATAAAGCGAATGTCAGCGGCCAGGCGCAGTTTTTCCGAGCCTCTGACGACCAAGTAGAACTCCAGATTGTGTCAGCCGGTGGGCTTTTACATTACCTGGCGGATGGCAAAGAGGTTTCAGTATCTGACATGGCTGGCGAAATGGCGATGCAGCACCAGATTCAGATTCTTCGAAACACCGAGCGGGTTATCGAGGCCGTTGGCGTGAGTGAGGGCACTAAAAATGCCGACATGCCGGCAACCCCTCACACGGTATATGACGAGCACGGCGTGGAGCAGCTGCGGGTGTCGGGGCTTACCAAGCGCGAGTACGCCGAAGTGCATGCCCTGGCCGGCGCGCTGACCAAGATTTTCGACGCTTACGAAGCTGTCAGCTACGCACAGCAAGCCGTTTCAATTTTGATGGACGAGTGGGCGGAGCGCGATTCCAATGCCTAAGTCACGCAGCCGCGGCAAGGCTTACCGCAACTGGCGCTTTGTGCATGTGATCGTTTGGGAGCAGCACAACGGCCCACTGCCCAAGGTCCACATTGTTCGGTTTCGGGATAGCGACAATGCAAACGCGAGCCCCAGCAACCTGGTCGCACTTACCCGGGGCGAAAACGCCGTGATTAACCGGTGGATGGCCATGGGCGAATTACCCGAGGGCGGCATGGATGTGCTGATTACCCTGGCACAAATCAAGATAGCCCAGCGCAAGCGGGCCAAGGAGCTTTCTCAATGACCATGAAATCACCGCAAAGCGTGATCGGCACGTCAGCCAGCGACTGCGAAATCGACATGATGAGCTTTGCCATCTCCAACCCCGTAACCGCGCTGCAAGTGATTGGCCAGGCACTGAACTACATGAACGCTCGCGGGATTGAGAAAGCCAGCCACCGCAGTGCGCTGATGAAAGCCGGGCGCAAAGCGCTCAAGCAGCTGGGGGAATTCTGATGGCACTCACACCCGCACAACGTAAGAGCCGCCAGCGTGAGCGAGAGAAAGAACTGGGTATGAAGCCTTTTCGCATGGAACTGGCCGCCAGCGAACGGGCAGCCATTGAAGCCGGGGCCCAGGCAGGCGGATACGAAGACCAAACAGAATACGTTCTTGCACTTGTTTATGCAGATCGTGACACGTCACAAAAGGGGGCAGCGTGAACAAAGACAACAATTTGACACCAGAGCAACGCGCCGAGGGAATTCGTCGTTACGACATCGGCCGTGCAGCTGGCAGAGCCGCGCGAAAGTTGTGCAACGACCGGTTAACCGAACGGTACGGCCTGAGCGCCCGCGCTATTGATCGCATTGCCGGCAAAGGCATCAAGTACGCACACAGCTCACGGGCTTATC